TTTCCAATGGTTTTTGAGTTTCCAACTCAATTAGGTTCTCAAAGCATAAAAGCTGATTTGACTAATTATAAAATTGAACTGATATCAATGAATCCTATTAAATACAGATACAAAGATGTTTTATTCAGCAGTCCATTTGTTTGTGTTCAATATTATTTTTCTTTCTATACTCCATATGCAGCAGATGGAGAATCATATCCTTATTATCAAAAGTTAATACAAAATACATCTAGTTCTTATTTTGGATTTCTTGCAGATATTGTTTTTGAAGAAGTAATTGAATCCAATGAAGTTTATTCTCTTCCAAGTGAGTTTAATGGAATAACTTCAATGGAAGGTTTTATTCAGGCAAGTTCTTCGTATCAATCAAAAATCGAATCATCATATCGCAATCCAGAAAAGTGTACTTACATTGGAAAAGTGATTGATAGAAAAGATTGCAACTGCCCAAAGAAATGGATTCGCCAATGCGAAATCCATGAGACAACGGATTGGAAAAAGTGTATGAGTTGCCCGAACTATCAACCGGAAGATTGAGTTTTCTTATCAATCAATGCGTTAGTGTCTGCTAATGTGATTTGTCCAGGACGGATTCGTTTCATGAGTCCATCCGTTGGTGAACCCATGATGGTTTCTAATTCGTGCTTTTTGTCTAAAGATTCATCAACTTCTTTTTGCCATTCGAATACTTTCATGACCATTTCGGCAGCTTTAATGTTGCCACGAATGGCTTTACGCATGAGCATATTCTTGATTGCTTCCATATCTTGTTTGGTCGTTAAACGAACAAATTCTCGTTTGAGTTCTTGTATATGTCGATAGTATGGATTCATGTACATTGGAATCCTACCTTTTCTTAGTTGCCATTCGGTAAAACTTCAAAGCTTTGCTTCTTGCAGGAAAATATCTTTTCTTTCGTGAAACCATCCCTCTGGCAATCTTACCTTTGACAATACGCTGACCTCTTGGGCCAGATCGTGTAGCAACTGAATAATCTCTCAAAGCTGGTGTTCCTGCTCCATACCAATATATTCTTCCACCCCTTGCTTTTGCAGTAACCCATTTGGAAAAGTTAAGGAATGGAACCCTTGGGTAAATATACCCATTAGGATTTCCCCTTCCTGCTTTTACAAACATCACAATCGCACCAGATTTAACACCAGTCATTCCAAGTGGATGATATTCAAGTCTTGTCATCCAAGATGATGGTGGATCATATTCCCATTCTTGTTCATGAATCGGTGCATTCTTTTTGGCTTTTTTTTCGGCAGTTGTTTGTTCGGTTAATGTGGAAGATTTTTTCTTTTGCCGTTCTTGCAAAAGTCTTTTTAGATTCTCAATTGCTCCTACTAAGTCTGCCACTTTAACCTCGCAAAATTAACACTATATGTTTAAAATACATAATAATCTAATATGCGAAAGGAAGCAAATGTTAAACAAAGCTGGTGCAGATTGGATGATTGAAGCGATTGCTGCTTTTGAGAAAAATGATTTTGCTAAATCTATAGCAGCATCCTTGATATATACCTCTGAGACACTTGAACTTATGCGTATGCTAATTGATCCTACCACTCCACAGGATGCGGAGTTGCCAGGCCAAAAGGAATTTCCAAAATGAGCAAAACTGACGAAAACTTTTATGAAATGTTAGAGAACATTCAAAGGGGTGTAGACATCAAGCTTGCCATGCGGGCCTTTGGAATATCCAAAAAAGATTTGGAACCATGGCATAAGAAAGAAATGGCAAAGGCAAAAGCACAAGCAACCATATCCATGCAGCAAATTATTCATGAGCATGGAAGTCAGGATTGGCGAGCGTTGCAATGGATTATAGAGAGGAACAACAGGAATCAGAATAATGAACAGCAATTGGAAGCAAACCTCAATAAACAAATTGCTAAAGAACTGGCAAAAGGCATTATCGAATCCAGCATTGCAGGACAAATTGAAGGAATTGCAGGCAATCAAGGAATTCAGGAAGTCGAATCAGAAGACTGTGGATATTCCGAAAGACCCGAAAGCATATTGCGATTACCTCGGAATTCGTCTGAGTCCGCAGCAGATGGAGATTTTTAATGCGGTTGCGAATGGTGACAGGAAAGTATTAGTTCGATCAGCACACAATCAAGGCAAAACATATCTCTGTGCAGTTATTGCAAGTTGGTTTCACGATCATTTCGCACCATCAGAAGTTTTGATTTCCGCACCTGTTGCACAACAGATAAGAGATGGTGTTTTTAAAGAACTTAGAAGAATCAGGCCGAGTGACCCAAACTGGATGCCAAAGGCCAATCGTCTTGAGAAAACATCCAATCATTACATACAGGGTTTGACTGCACAGAAAGCAGATGCGTTTCAGGGCCGTCATAATCCTGGCGGTCTGTGTATTTTGTTTGATGAAGCTTCCGGTATTGAGCCAACTTTCTGGGAGCGAGCAGAATCTATGCTTTCAGCAAGCAAACACAATTGTCTATGGTTCTGTATCTTCAATCCATATGATGCTGCCAGTCCTGCATACTTTGCGGAGCAAGACCCGCAATGGAGATTGTTCCACTTGTCTGCGTTAGATCATCCGAATGTTGTCAACAAAAGGGATGTGATTCCAGGTGCTATCAACTACGACTATGTTGTTCAAAGGATTAAAAATGAATGCCGATCATCCATGGAAGGTGAAGAAAGCGAGCCAGGATATTTTGAATTTGAAGGCAAAGGATACATGGTCGAAGACCCATTGTTCGATGTGCAAGTCCTTGGAAGATACCCAAGTAAAGCCATCAACTCGGTCTGGTCTGCTATTGCCCTTAAACAAATACTCGAACCGATCAATACTAATCCACAATGGCTTGTGCAGATCGGTGCTGACCCTGCTCGTTTCGGTGATGATAGGTCTTGCATTGTGGTTCGTCATGGGCCGAACATAGTGGATGCCAAAGAATTTCGTGGTTTGTCTACCAAAGAATTTGCAGACAAAATCAAAGAATACTGCAATAAATATGAGCAAGGTCATCAACCAAGATACAGAATTCCTGTGCTTATTGATGAAGGTGGTGTTGGTGGTGGTGTTGTAGATAACCGAGGTGATTATCTTTTCTATGGAGTCAATTCATCTGGTGAAGCAAGCCGATGGAGAGAATTCCCAAATATGCGTTCTGCTTTGTGGTTCGAAGCAGCAGAACTGGCAATCGAGGGAAAAGTTTCAATCGCCAGTCTGCCACTTCATCTCCGTGAAAAAATCATGGAAGAATTAAGAACTCCAACCTACATTGTTGACACAATTGGCCGAAGAGTGGTTGAATCTAAAGACGGCATGAAGAAACGACTCAAACACTCTCCAGACTTGGCCGATGCTTTTAACCTTTCATTATTGGCGGTTCCGAAGGTTGGGGTTGAGAGGATTGTTGGTCACCTGTAGTGATATACATTTCTCCGTGACCATTTGCATCCCTTGTCTTTTTGATTGTGATTTCACCGCAATCTTGTAGATACCTGATTGCATCATCAACAGACTGACCATGGGTAATATTTTTTCTAAGGATTCTTTTGGCATCCTTCATTTTGATTCCATGATTACCATTGTCTATATCTGTGGAATTCTCTTCTATAAGCTTCAAAAGCTTGTCTGTGATTTCACCAAACTTTGTGTCAGAAACCATGACTGTATTTGCTGTCTGTCTTTTGTTCACTTCACGAACAAATTTAAATCCAGACATGATTGCTTCAAGACTTATATGGGTTGCCCTGATATCCCTGCTTAATTCCCACAGGCAAGATATTTTCAAAGCTTGCTCTGGAAGTCTTGCACAGGATGCTGCCTTTTCTTCTTCACCCTTCTTTTGATATTCGCTGTATAGGTCATCGTTTTTCCAAACTTCTTCTTGGAAAAACTCCAATGCATCATCAGATAGTTCCAAAATGCGTGGTTCATTTTCAACTTTGTTCAATGGTTCATTTCCAAATTCATCAATTCCGTTTTCCTCAATAAATGCTCTAGCACCTCCAGCAACCATGTTTTCATTCATGGCAATCAATCGTGCAGCAGTTTCCACAAGTTCCCTTGGTATTGGTTCATTGCTGCACATTCCATGTACATTCATTCGTCCTCTAACTGCTGCCTGAAGAATCAACAAACGATTGTAAAAACCTGATCGAATTACCTTTGGACTCAATGCCTTGAAATATTCCTCTGGTGTCGATGATGTCATAACGGAAAGGAATGGATAACGAATAAAGTTTTCTTCCTGATCTTCTCCTGCTCGGACTCTTCGTTTTATGTAGTTCGATGTAAACAATTCTAGCATCGAACCCATGACATCATTGTATCTTGTGTCTCCATTTTTTACCTTTTCAAGATCAAATGCACCTTCATCTGCCATGAGAAATTTTGGGCCTTGCATGACTCGTTCTTCAAGACCTTCACGAGAACCAACCTTTGTCAACAGTAAGTCACCACTATCGATTTCCATGCATATTCTTGCGTTGAGCTTTCTTGGATAATCTTTTCCATTTGCGGTGAGACCCAAGATAACCATGTAAAGATTAAGTTTAAGTTCACCTGGCCCCATGACAGATCGTCCAACTAAGGCCGAGAACATACCAAGTGCGGATGCAGCAGCAATTCTTTTCTCTGGATACAATGCATTCCTCATGCAGTAATCAATGTACGAGTTTATCCAGCCAGGAAAGTCGATAGATTCATCTGGAACAATGTCCATCTGCTTCTTAACTTTTATCTTCTTATCTGCTTTTTTATTGTCTTCAGAAATCAAATCCCATCGTGATTCATCAGGCAAATCTTCCTGTCTTGATGTGCAATATTTGTCGAATACCTGTGAATAAAATGATTTCCATTCTTTTGATCCGGCCACCCAACCTCTTGATGCACAATACACATAATCTTTTGTCAACGGAGTATTGGATGGCAATCTCCAGTCATTTGGACTAAAAGACCAATATCTGTCCATTCCACCAGCTTTTGCTCCGCACAATGCATTTGGGGTTTTCATGTCTGATGAATCTGGATGCCAACAGATAAAGTAATCAGGTCTTACCTCAATAATCCTGTATGAATCAGGAAGTATCTCAGTCCATGGTGTTTCAACTCGCCATTGTTCTAATGCTGTTTTCTTGTCTACTTCATGACGATAGATTGGTTCTGGATTTACTGTTTTAAATTTCTTGACGGACTTTTCATCATAAGACTGAGAAAACGCCATTAGAAATTCATGTTCACTATTGGTGAGTTCAGGTATGGTTGATATGCCACCATGAAGCATTTTGTATGGTTTGATAATTCCATCAATCTTCGATATCGCTTGTGAATAAAATCCTACAACATATCCACCAGCTCCTTTGGTTTCAATGAGTGGTGGTGCGGTTGTTTTCTTGGAACCTCTTACCCTTGCTTCTGTTAACCAAGCTTTTGCACGATCCGATGACATATTGGCTAATTCACGACATTTGGATTTTCCAATTGGAGTATAGTAAAAGATGTGCAATCCTTCGCTCGGAGTTTCTTCCACACATCCTGTTAGTTTGTCGTGAAGATATTTATTGGACACTTCCAAATCTTGCATAAAATGTTTTGCAAGTATTGGACAGTCAATGTCCAGACATTCTAGGTCACGATTTTGTCCAGCTACTGGCCCGCAATTTACAGCTATCCCTGCGACATTAGCATGGGAGAAATCCAGATCAATATCTGCCTTGGTTGGCAAATTAGTACGCAATTCTACGATGCGATTCGCTTTTCTGACTACAGGAGTTTTATCCACTTTGGTCGAGAAAACAGACAATCCTTGTTCACGAATTTTAATCGCACCATCCCTGATTGATTCCATTTCTTTCCCCTATGATTTGAAAGCAAAAAATATTAAAATAATTTTGCGGGTCTGCTTCCTGCCCGCAACAAGGGGGTAGGGTTTTATCCTTTCGACCCTACTCCCACAAAAAATTCCGATGCTAGAAATGTATACTGGTCAATCGACCAGTACCCCTTTTCATTTTTATGTGCTTTGATGGATGTTGGTCGTGGTAATGTATCGAGCCATTCTTGACTCTGCAAGAGTGTTTTATCAAGATGCCAATGATGATCAGGTATATTTCGGCAACCAATGGATTTAAGCCATTTCCATAATCCATATTCGAGTCCATGTCGTAATGAGTGAAAAGATTGAATAATATTTCCCTGCATGGTTTCATGAGATTCCCTGATGCATGGATCAGCAGCAGGATTCTTTTTATAAATAGAATACACAGTTGAAACAATCTGAAACTCACGCACCTTCATTCCGCTGATAATTTCACCATCGGTCTGAGTTGCTGAAAGTTTTGCTGGAACCTCATTGCGTTCCTCTCTTGGTTTGAAATATCCACAAGATGGACAAATTGGAATATTTATCCTGTGTATAAATGCACAAGATGGGCATTTCTTCACCTTTGGTGCTGGCTTCTCAATGCCATATCCATCGACTTCAATTTGGTCAATGCATCCATGCCTCAGAGCGTTTTCTCCGAAGTCCAATATAAGGCAGTTTTCTTTGCCAGGATTCAATCTAAAGCCACGACCAACCATTTGATACCACAATCCTTTAGACAAAGTTGGACGCATGACAACCACACAATCGGTGCATGGTGCATCAAACCCTGTTGTCAATACAGCAACATTTACAAGCCATTTGATTTTTCCTTCTCGGAACTGACGAATCTTAAAATCACGAATTGCTGTTGCTGTTTCTCCGGTAATCATTTCGCACGATTGTTCACCGTTTTTTTGCAGACAATCGAGAATAATTTCCGCATGACGAATCGATGAACCGAACACAAGGATGGATTTTCTTCCAACCGCTTTGTGTATGGTTTCAGCAACCGATGCATTTACAAGGGATTCGTTTTCAAGTATTTGATCCAAATCCGATGCAAGATATTCTCCGGCACGAACACGGACTTTTTTAAGATCAAGATGTTCCTTGTATCCTACTGTTACTAATGGAGATAGATATCCACCGGAAATCAAATCTTTGACACCAATGGCATAGCAACAATTGTTGAATGTTTTTCCTGGCCCGAAGATAATTCCAGATTGCAATCGGTACGGAGTCGCTGTCAATCCTGCAATGACAATGTTTGAATTTCTTATCTTTGCTGCCTGAATGAACCTTTGGTACATTGTTTCAGCATTCGGTGATATCAGATGACATTCATCGATAAGAATGAAATCTAACTTTCCAAACAGGTCTGCCTTCCTGTGAATGGATTGAATTCCAGCAATAGTAAGTCTTTTGACTTCTTTTCGTTTCATGCCAGAGGAATAAACTCCGATATCATTTTTTGATACTACTGTCTGATCGGCAATTCTGTTGCAAGTATTTTCACTTTGCTCCAGAAGTTCCTTCACATGGCTGAGTAACATACCTCGGCATTCAATATTGGCAGAAAAAAAACGATTTATGATTTCTGCCATGACCAGAGTTTTGCCACCACCAGTAGGTATGACAATAACACAGGATTCATTTGGCCTGTCTTTCTGATACTGAAACAATGCATTGACTGCATTTTGCTGATACGGCCTTAACATTTTCTCATCCTCTCGAAACCTAATATGTTATTGGTTGCACCAAAAGAATCGTTAGTTTCCCCGATGTCTACAAGGAAAGGTTTATCTACTAAATCATCTGGTTTCATAACCTTGTCAACACCACAACAGTTTGACAGTTTGGCTAGTTTTCTTCTGGAGTCTGCACGAAATTTCACATCTGTGGAGTAGATGTGAAAATTCGCATCAATAACCTTCCCCTGTTGACACCCTTGAATAATCTGTATGTCACAAGACAAATACTTGTTTCCAGCTTTGGATGTTTTAACCTCTGCTCGTGAAATACGAGCAGAGTAAGTTCCGGCTGGGATTGGTTTACATTCATCTGGGTCAAACAAAGGTTCGTTAGTATGCATTGTTTTCTCCGAACAAAGGTCTTGTGGTATCCCTTGGTTTTGGCTTTTTAACTGGTCGTTTAGGGATAAGTTTCTTTTCCTCAACACGCATTACAGGATCAGTATCAATCGCTTTTATTGTCCTGATGCCGTTTGCATCTTCCATGATTATCCTGTGAGGAGTCCTTGGAGTCCACAACGCAATGTCCAATCCGTCTGCTGCACATTCTGGATAATCTGTGTTAAAAATGTTTTTCCAAGATTCTTTGTTGCTCCATGTTGGAGGAAAAAAGAACTTCTCTATGACTGGTTCTGGGTCTGTTGTCCAATGTGCTGCCACCAGTTCATTTCCATCTTGCGTCCAATCTGTGTCTACAACTGTGCATACTCTGGTTTTCGAAAATCCTCTTCGTTCCAGATGCTCGACAAAACTACCTTCACCAAAAACCTTTGTCACTACTGACCTTAATTCAACAATGCTGTTAATCGTTGCTTCCTGCATGATTACCACTCCATTCGGTATTTAATGTCTAAATTAACTTTTTCGATAACTGGAGAACCGGCAATTGCTGTTGTCGATGCTCCAGTTTCGAAAGACTGTCTAGTTGACTGGCATCCGGCCAGACCAACTATGATTAACAAAAAACATACTCTCATGCTGCACCTCCTGTGCTTCCTTTATCGACATCCAGACGATACAACATGAGAGTATTTCAACTATGCTGGTAAAAATTTTTCAATGTTAGCAAACACGGCTGACCCATCTTTGCTTTCTGAATTGGTAACTTTTACTTGGCATGATTGGCCGATCATCGAATCTGTGGTCAGAGATTCCAATCCAAGTGCCTTGTCCAGCGACTGACGAATCCTTGCATGGATTTGGCAGACCTTTGGATTAGGATGACCATTCTTTAAGTAGATATTGAAGAATTCATTTCTTCCTGCCATTTCATGTGGTTCGGAAATTTGCAACCTAAGATTCAAAAACTTTTTGTCGTCTTTGGTTTTAATTTCGCAACCCATGATCGTCACAGGATACACTCCTGCTGGCAACAGACGATCTCGTTCAATTTCTCTTGCCTCTTCTTGTGAAAAAATTTCCATGTTTACTTACCTTCTTTCTTGTTGTTTGAAAAAATTTCATTTACTTTTGAAACAAACTGGTCAACCGGAATAACTCCAGTCAGGGTTGGGATTCTGGATTTTGCTGTTAATCCACCCCTTGGAGTTACTGTTATCGTCCTCCGTACTTCCGTTCCTTCCTTTCTGACAATGGGTTTTCCATCGTCTCCAATCATCAGGTCAATCTCTAGGAAACCAACGAGGTCTGCCCAAGATGTAACCCATTCACTCATGGCTTTTTCGGCACGAACACCAAACGATGCATATTCTTCTCTGGTAGGGTCTTTGACTTGCTTGATGGTGCTATGGCATAGGAACCAAACACCAAGGTCTTTTTTTCCTGCCAAAGAATTCATTAGCAAACTGATCTGTGTTACTGCCTCGACTAGACCCTTTCCATATCCACCCATTGCCAACACGATGGATGATTTTCCATCCTGTTGGCATATGTGCTGATGAAGCAGTCGTTCTAGAGCAGTCAAAGAATCCACAACAATATGCCTGTATGCAAAATCTGTAGCTTTTGCAATTTCCTTAATAGTTGCTACAAATTCTGTCCAAGATGTAATACGAACAATGTCTACATCAAGGCCAGACAGGCCACCTTCTACATCAAGTATCAATGGCTTGTCAAGCTTGCTTGCAAGTGTTGATTTACCTGATCCTTCAGCACCAAATACTACTGCCTTCGGCATATTAGTTGATCCGAAACTAACTGGCTTTTCGATTTTCATTATTCATGACCCGTTGCTTTAAAAGTTATGATTACATCTGCACTATCGGTGGATGACCAGATGTTCTTGACGGACACAGAATACAC